AAACTCTTTATTATAATTATCCTTGATATATTTCTTTAGTTCAAAGAATTTCATAGAACCAATAGGCTTAACTTCTTCTTTAGGTTCTTCTTTAACAGGTTCTTCTGCTTTTTCTTTGGGTACGTCTGAATATTTTTTGCCTAATTCGGCTATAAATCCTTCGTAATCAACAGGTTCAATGTCCTTTAACACTCTTGGTTCTTTCCAATAAAGGTAGTATAACCTGCAACACTCGGCAGTAGTAAACTCTTTTACATTTCCACCATAGAAACCAACTGACGCTTCCTCTTTAAACATTCCTTCATAGGTTTTAATCGGGTGCTTGTAGTCACTTGGTAGGAAACTGTGTCCACATATAGGACACTTAACTTCTAATATGTTCTTTCTTTTTCTTAAATCGGGCATTTATAACACTCCTTATCTGTAATAACCGCCTTCAAGGTATTCCTTGACGGTCTTTGACTGACCTTTCCAACCACAGCTGCCACATTGATAGACGTGCTTGACGGCAGTATATCCTTCGCAAGGCAAAGCAAATCTTTCACAATGAGGACATATACCCCTGTTCTCAAACAGTTTTATAAGTTCTTCATCTGAAAGCGGTCTACCTTTCTTCTTTTCTTCTACCTGTATGTAAAATTTTACATATGGACTTGTTCGAGCCATGTCGGCTATAAGTTTTATTGCTCTTATATCTCTCTCGTTCACATTCCTGCCCCATTCTTTACAGTATCATTAGCGTTCAAGCCTTGCACGGAAGGGTTAGGAGTCTTAGACATCTTGTCTGCTCGTCTGCCTTGTGCCGTTTTCATGCTTGTATTTAAGCCTGTAATGTTTTCAGTTTCAGATTGTAATTCGGCAGGTGTAGGTGGAACGCTAGGGTTAGCTTCGTCTTGTACTGGTATAGGAAGTCCTAACTGGTCACGATAGAACTTGTTCGCAGTAGGCACATCAACATTGCCCATAGCCTGTAATTCTTTCATTGCCGTATATAAAAATGCCTTGTTAGTCGGTAGTCCTGCACCAATATTGAATGAGAACATAAGCTGTGCTTTCTTGTACTTAACTTTTCCATTCTTGTCAGTTTCAAACTCAGACTTAGGCATTTCTTTATCAGGGTTCTTCTTAATAAACTCTTTGGCATATTTGTAAGATGATTCTTGTACAACTGGTATCTTGTTCATGTCGCTTGGTATGAATGACATAAACTCGCCATCGCCTGTAGTGGCAAAAAACTTCTTGCTATCCCAATAGTATAAACACATTCCAAATATGTATTCTATCATATCAGACACTACAGCAGCCATGAGTTTCTTTTTATAATCAATTCCGTTCATGCCTGACTGTTGCATTGACAACGCCTCAGTTGCAGTATCAACACCTTTAACACGACCACCGCTCATCTGTTTATGTACTCTTGTGATTTCGTGTATGTCAATGTCAAATATTCTATCTCTCATTTGTGGAATATAAGCCGCTAACTGTGCAGGATATATATATCCAATACCTGCCGAGCCACCAGTAGACGGAATAGCCATACCAGGTTCGTTGGTAAGCATCTCGCCATCAGGTATCATTGTAGGATCATACCATTTCTGTGAGTTACCTGTAAGCCTTGCGTTCATTATAATTTGGTCTGTAAGGTCGTTTATAAGTTCCTGTTGGTCTAACAATAGTTCAGCATCGCCTTTAGCCCATACTGTGCCTTCTCTGACATAACACGGAATAAAGAAATATGGAAATTGATTAGAACAAAAGTCTGTTTCTTCGTCAAGGATAGTTCCATCACCTGACATCTGTGTTAGTCTTAGCTTTAGTTTCTTGTTATCAACGTACTTCTCCCAAACATAAATGTGCAGATAGTGCATTGACTGTATCTCTGAATCGTTATATTCGTTCTCGTCATACAAGGTTGTGTCTGTGAATGGTTCATAACCAGGTATGATTAAGTCTGCCTTTTCAGGGAACTTACGTTCTGCCCAAGCAACGGACTTAGTCATTGTTTCAATTATAAATCTGCCTTCTTGTATTGAATACACGTCTGTTATGTTAGGGTCAGGGTATACATATGCAGGATTACACGCAGATATCATTGGTAGTCCAAAGTTATCTGACCAGCTAGGGTCATACTGAACCTTTATAATACCAGTGCCATACTTGAGTTGTCGCCTTGCGGTCTGGTCGATAGTCTGTAACCATTTGTTGTTTTCTATAACAAAGTCAAGCATACGCTTGATTTTAGGAATGTGCTGTATTTCAGACGGTGACTGTGCTTTTGGCTGTGCTTCCCAATTATCGTCAACCATTAGCGAAACCTGTGCTTCTATCATTGGGTGAATTATGTTTGTGTTGGTCGCAGGGTCATCTTCGTAAATCTGCTCATTAGCATGACCTTCCCAATAATCGTCTACGGTTTTCCATAAATCAAACAAACCACGCTGTTCCTTTGACTCATATGAAGCCCTGTACCACTCAATATATTGAGATGAACGCATTAGTTCATCTTCGTCCATGCCTTCTTCTTTTCTTGACGGATAATCACTGAAGAATGTAGCCTTTAGTGGCTTTTTCATTTACGTCACTCCTTTTCAATCTTACCATGTCTTTTAATATGCCTGACTTTTTCAGTGAGTTCAAGTTGGTCTTTATTATTAGGCACAATAAATGCAGGTCGTTTCTTGAAATCCTTAGCAGGTTCTTTCTGCTTAGGCTTTCTTACAATACTATAATAACACAAAAGATACCCCAAAAACAAAAGTGACGCTCCACTAAACATGAGTAATAAATCGTTTAACATTTTTTTTCGCTCCTTTAACTTTTCCTGGTCTGTGTATTGTAGAACTAACAGGGTTGTTTCTCCTATTAAATTCTTCTAATTCTTTTGGTGTCCAAAATCCTTTTGGTGGGTCTATTTTTCTAAACTTTGAATTCATTAGATATAATCTGTCCAACGCCATTGTAAGACTGTCGACAATATCGTCATTTTTCCCATTAGGGAATGAAGAACACTCGTCAATAAACAAAGATGTAAATGGGCTAAATCTTGGCAAATAACAGTGACCACTCTCTATTACGGGACTTACGGCAGATACTCGGCTTTCTTTTGAACCCTTTGGTTCGTAAGCAGATATACCAATTATCTCACGCTTAAGAGAGTCTATTACAGCAGGACCATTAGCCTTGTCTTCTATCAATATTGTCTTGCACCAAGGATATCTCTGTGAAAACACCCTTATGGCACTTATCGTTTCAGTAAATGATAGGCGTTCTCGTATTTGGTCTATCAAATAAAAGTCATTGGCAAACCTTGCCCATAGTTGCAATACAACATAGTCAGATTTTTCAGTACCCTTAAATGCACAGTCAATAGATATTACAGAACTATCAAAAGAAGATGGAACACTTTCGTAAAACTTCCACCACTCTTTCTTTATCATGTTGCCTTCTAATGCAGTCGGTCTGCCTTGATACAATGCGTTCCAAGTACGAACACCTGAACCCATTTCTTTGGCGTCAGTGTTTTCTCCTGAAAGATAAGCCGACTTTCTTTCTTCCATCCACTTTTTATCACGACCAAGCTCAGGAAACAACGGATCACCAGGTTCACGCCCAAGTATGTCATCTTCTTCCGCTTCGCATGGTATGTTTATTACAGTGCATGGCAGTATCTGCTCCCTGATTATACGCCCTGCAAGGTCATCTTCGTGCCATCTTGTCATAATAAGTATGATTTTACCACTTGAAGAAAGCCTTGTTAATATTGAGTTGTTAAATTCTTCCCATAATTTTTCACGATATTTATCCGAATCAGCCTGCTCCCTGTTCTTGATAGGGTCATCTATTAGTATCAAATCTGCTGGATTACCTGTTATCCCTGCCATAATACCACGAGATATTACAGAACCATTGTATCCACTAACCTCAAATGAAGCATCTGACTTCTTGTGCTTTGATAGTTCTATGCCAAACAAAGACTGACCATATTCTGCAAGCTTTTCTTTGTTTCTTCTGCCAAATCTAAGTGCTAAGTCTTCACCATAAGAAAGTATGATTGTCCTTGACCGAGGATTCTTGCCCAAATACCAAGAAGGTAAGGTTTCTGTTACTGCCATACTTTTCCCAAATTGCGGTGGCATTGATATTACAAGAATTCTTGAGTTGCCTATCTCTGTGTGTATACTGCCTTCTAAGAAACTTTGCACAGTAGAACATACAAACGCAAGATGTTTTCCCTTTATCCAATCTCGGTTTGTTAATTCTACATATGAAACATAGTCAGTGAGTGATTTCGCCATGAGATACTCGTACATCTCTTTGCACTCTTCTGCTAAATGCCACATCTTTACGCCAAACTTTTTGCTATATGCCATTTAAAACATCCCTTAAAGCCTTATATCCACCAGTAAAGTCATATTCACTGCCTTTCATGCACATTATAGGCCTTTCACGCCTTGTCATTTGTTTATAATAATATGCCATTTAAAAATCTCCTAAGTCTTTCCATTTGCAACCCTTGTGCTGTATGTAATAATTCTTGAACATAGACTTTAAAACTTTATTAGAGGTGTGTCCTTTTGAAAATAACCAAGGATTCATGTACCACTGTATGTTACGTGAATTTGTACCACGATATACTATGTCTTTCTCTTTTAATGACTGTAATAGCTTTATAACCGTTTTCTTTGAATAGCCACTTAGTTGAGTCATGTTGCCAATGTTTAATTCATGACCATTGGGAAACGCTAATAAGCAACTGTAATATATTATGTTTGGTGATAAACTCATAAGAAATGATTTCTCTGCCTGGCTTAGCTTTGGCAATATAAGACGCAGCTCTTCTACATAGCCTTTGTAAAACTGCCTGCCTTCCATGCTAGTAACGCTCTTTAAATGCTCAATGCTCTCTTTGCGTACTATGCGTACCTTGTCGCCTTCTCGGTTTAATATCTCTCCTGTGCTGGTGTCAACTACGACCCTGTCAATTTTTTGTTCCATATAATGATTCTCCTCTTCTGTTCTCATATGCCCTACCGTATATCTATTATAACATAATTGCATTTTAACTTCAATTATGCTATACTTAACTTAGTTAATTATTCCTGGTAGTTTCCATAACTTCCCCTCATAACTAACAACCCCCTACCCCCTACTTCCCAAAGGCGATTATATTACGATATGTCGCCTCTTTTCTTGTGCTTAAATATGCGTAATTAGTGCTTTTATTGACCCGTTTATCGTCCTTAGGTGTACTTACTACACCTATAGGGTGTACTTCGTTCCAACACGAAAAACCCGCAAACACCTTCTATAAGCTACTTTAAGCCACTTTTCCAGAATTCTATCCCTCTTATATCTATTTAATTGAAACTTTGACCAAAAACTTTTCACTACTTAAAATAAAAATTTGCCTGCCTATATAAACACTACACCCCCCCCTAAACCGACCACCCCACCTACGGTATAGCCTTTAAATCCAACTATTAAGATTTACTTACAAGTTCATGTAAACTTTTGAGAAAGTATTTCGTTCGGTTGGATAAGCCATACCATACATACACAGAAACCCGCCGCCCAAAACCGACCACCCCCACCCGGCAATTAGACCATTCGTTTGACCGAAAATGATAGCTAATCAAACGAATGGAACGCAACTGAAACGGCTACAAATTGCGTTCTAAACAAATAAAAAGGGTGAAGTTGAATAATGAATGCCGTTCATTTTTTAAGTGAATAATGAATGCCGTTCATTTTTTAAGTGAATTGGGTGAGGAGGGTATGTATTTCCCTCTTTCTCAACAATCAGACCCAATGATTTCATTTTAGCTTCA